GGATACGGCGATAAAATTATATTATGTGCTGATGCTGGAGACCCTTGGCGTAGGGACATTTACCCTAATTACAAGCACGCTAGAAGAAAAGGTAGAGTAGATTCTGCCACAGATTGGGATAATATATTCAAAATTATTACAGAAATTAAAAATGAAATTGCTGAAAACTTTCCTTATGTAATGATGTACATAGAAAAGGCCGAGGCTGATGATATAATTGCTACCTTAGTTAAACATAATAATGAACCTATTATGATTATAAGTGGTGATAAAGACTTTATTCAATTACAAACTAAATCAAATGTTAAACAATATAGTCCTATACAAAAAGTATTTGTTGGTGAAGGACTAGACCCTCATAAATTTTTACACGAACAAATTATAAAAGGTGACCGTTCAGATGGTATACCTAATATATTAAGTCCTGATGACATCTTTTTAACAGGTGAGAAACAAAGACCTATTAATAAGAAACGACTTGAAGAATGGGCCAACGTTAGTAATATACCTCTTGGCAGTGAAACCAGTAAATATTACGAAAGAAATAAGAAATTAATAGACCTTTCTTGTATACCAGAAGAGCTTGAAAGAACTATTATAAATAACTATACGAACTATAAAGTACCTAACAGGTCCAAACTATTACCGTATTTTATAGAACATAAACTAAAAGCATTAATGACAAACATTGGTGATTTTTAATATTCGAATATTGGAGTAAATAATTATGGCAGAAATACAACAAGACAGGCACTCTAGCCTGATGAGTAAAAAAGGAATGGCAGCGTCAGCTCGTACGGCTACTAATGCTAGACCTTTAGCACACGAAATCTTTACAAAGGTAAATAACGCTAAAGATAAACCTTTAAAGATAGAAGGTTGAAGAATGCTGTTAAAAGCAGCTTTCGATCCTAAAATTGTTTGGGACATACCAGAAGGAACACCTCCTTATATGGCCAACGAAGCGCCAGCTGGTACAGATCACACTTCTTTATTAGATGAATCTAAAAAACTTTATCTATTCATTAAAGGTGGCAGTAATATACCAAAAATTAAAAAAGAAACTCTTTTTATACAAATGCTAGAAGCATTACATAAAGATGACGCTCAAGCATTACTTGATATAAAAGACAAGAAATTGAATCTTACCTATAAAGGACTTACAGAAAATTGTGTAAAAGAAGCCTTTAATTGGAACGACAATTTTATGAGAAACTAAGGTTTTAAGGGTTTTCCTAAAAAACCCTTTAAAAACAATGACTTCAAGTCATTGAATCTAAACACTTATTTCTTTATTATAACACTTGACCTAAACACATTAAAGTGTTACCTTATCCATATAAACAACAAACAATAAATATATGAAGAAGTTTTTGATTTACATTACTATACTAGGCTTACTAGTGTATGGCCTTTTGACCCTTTTTATGAAATCGGTTAAGGCTAGTGAATATAATACGGCTGTTATAGGCCACGTAATAACACAAAAAGTATCAGGCCAACCGATTGATGCTTCTAAATTGATGGAACAAGAACTGGCACGAGTTGCTCATCTGTTCGCTCTTGATAGTATTAATATATTACAAAAGTATTTACCCGCTATATTAGATAAAGCGGCCGCCGAATTAAGACTTGAAGCAGACAAATCATATAAATGTAGTTTACTAAAGGATACAAAAGTACAAGACGATTGTAAGTAATGTATGATAAAGGTAACAAAACAAAAAGTTTTAACTGTTAAGAAAAAACTGAAGCCATTGTTATCTTCAAAAGAGAAATATAAAACCACATATAAAGATATTAAAAATTTTTTTAAAATGTTAAATCTTGGCATTTTTAATAACAAATTAATACCATTTAATGATATAGAAATTAAAGAACTTAAATATCAAAAATGTATGGGCCAAGTTGTTATGTTTGAATATAAAGGAAAAGGTACTAGAGTATATAAATTAGAAATGGATAAGCAATACGACAGTAAAAGAGATTTCTTGGATACATTAGCCCACGAAATGATACATCTTTATCAGTTTACACAGGTAAATGATAATGGTGCTCACAACAAACTATTTTACAGTTTTAAGCCAAAATTGAAATACGTAGGTTTAAAACTATAAAAAACACAGAAAGATATTATGAACGAAGTGAAAACAAAAAAGTTTAAAGATCCTTATTTAAAACCATTAGTATTAGAAGCAGTAAAGAAAGTAGAAGAATTTGCTTGGTTTAAAAATAAAGGCGAACAGGCAATTTATTATGAAGGAAACTTCCAAGAAGATGTATTAAATAACTTTTCTCAAAAAGAATCTGAAAGAATATTTACTACTATGTCCAGATATTTAAACGACAATCGTTTATTATTTTTACAGAAAAAAGTTAAAGTGGTTGTAAAAGAAACCGAACTCACTGAATTACAATCTCCAAAAAATTATTACGAATATATAGTGAGTAAAAGATAATGAAACATAGACCTTTAAAGTGGTATTTTAAATACAAATGGCCACGTAAAATAAGATACCATTTTAGACAAATAATGGCAGTTATCGGTATTTGTTTAATAGGTTTTGGTATCGGTACATTTTATCCTAACTTTATATCTAAACATAACATAGAAGAAAAGGCCGTAGATAAAACTGTATTATGGGCAAAGGAAATTGGTTTTGCTGAACCAAGAATTACAGTAGGTTCAGATGATGAATTTATAAAGTCAATGCAAAGATGTATTGCCTATCTTAATTTAGAATTACATAAAAACGAGAGAATACCAGATGATCTTATTATTGCTCAGGCCATTATTGAGAGTAACGCTGGTCTAAGTAGATTTGCTCGTGAAGGAAATAATTTGTTTGGTATACGAGTATGGAATAAAGACAAAGGAATGTTACCTCACGGTTATACTGATACATTATCTTGGCGTGTTAAATCATATAATACTAAATGTGCTTCAGTCCGTGATTATATTAAAATCCTTAATACTAAACAGGCATATACCGAATTTAGAAAAATAAGAGACAGACAAAACAAATGGTATGGTAAAGTTGATGCTATACAATTAGCACAAGGTCTTGATAGTTGGAGTACAACAAAAGACTATGAAGAGCAAGTTATAAATATAATTAAAAAACTAAGACAAGATGGAAAGGTAGTTATTAAAAGATGATAGAATTAATGTTTTTTATTATTATAGGAGTAGTTATAGGACTAAGTTACTATCTTGGATTTAATAGTGGCATTAATAAAAATTGTAAAAAAGAAGTAAGACAATTTTTGTTAGATATGGCCGTATCTAAAATGTTACACCAGCATTTTCAAAACAATGCTATGAATGAAACAAAATTATTTTTACAGTTTTTAGGTGTAAAGAATCCAAAAGTTAAACCACAAAAATTAATGACACCAGAAGAATTTGATTCTGAAAACAAATAATAATTAAATGATTTTAACAATATTACTTTTCATATCAGGTATTGCCGTATCCGTTGTAGGAGCTTATTATTCTATTCTTGGATTGGCAGCATTGTTTGCTGGTGCCTATTGGGCAGTCATTACAATGGGAGTTACATTAGAGATAGCCAAACTGGTAACAGTGTCTTGGTTATATCGTAATTGGAATTTAGATTTATTACCACAATCTATAAGAGCCTATCTATTATCGGCTGTATTGATGTTAATGTTTATTACTTCAATAGGTATCTTTGGTTTTTTATCAAAGGCCCACTTAGATACAGCGGCACCAAATACAGGTAATAGATTACTAGTAAAGAATATTGAAAGACAGATAGATTCAGAAAAGAAAGCAATTGAAGGAGCTCAAAAGATAGTTGACCAATTAGATAAAGCATTAGATAAAGTCATAGATAAAGATGCTGATAAAGGTTTAATAGAAAGACAAAAACAGATTACAGAAAGAAATAGAGCCAACAACATTATTGCCAATTCATCTAAAAAGATTACAGATTTATCAAATCAAAAACTTAAATACGACAAAGACCAATTGGCCATAGACAAAGAGGTAGGGCCATTTAAGTATGTTGCCGAGATATTATTTGGTGATGCTGATGATGGCAACCTAGACAGAGCAGTAAGGTTTATTATTATATGTTTAATATTAGTCTTTGATCCATTGGCCGTATTGATGTTAGTAGCGGTGAATGTATCTATTAAAGAATATCAAAGAAGTAAAAATTTAGGTAATAAAGAAGAAACTTTAGAACAACAAGTTGAAAGATTAAAAAAAAGAAACGAATCATTAAGAGATAAAGAAAGAGATTATAAAGCCTTTGTACAAAAATTAGGTGCTAAAGAACTTTCTGATTTGGATGCTGATGAAATTAAAGTTAAATTAGATCAGATTTATGATTGGAACGAAAAGAAAGGAAAAGATGATAAGAATACTTAGTATTATTTTATTGATTCTTTTGGTTAACTGTACAACTACTAATACAACAAGTAGTAACGGTGAAAAACCAAAAACGTCTATAGATTCAGTTATTGATGCTTTTAAAAGCATAACTTTTCCAATAATGTAATTGACATTCAATAGTAATTGTGATATAATGAAGATATATGAAACTAAACCTTACAAGCAAATTACAACAAAGACTTATAGATAACGCTTATAGAGCTTGTGAAAAAGCACAGTCAAAATGGGCTAAAAAATTTTGGTTTGGTGTTTGGAAAAAACTTTGCCAAAGATATAAAAAAGGTATACATTAATGATTGATTATATATTAAGCACAATTGAATCTGTAGGTATAAAACTTCAAAATTGGGCTTGGCAAAAAAGATGGGGTAAGCCTAAGGGTTTTGGCAGAATACATTATAAAAACAAATGAATATATTTTACTTAGATAAAGATCCTATCAAAGCAGCCGAAATGTCTTGTGATAAACACGTATGTAAAATGATTATAGAATCAGCACAGATGTTATCAACAGCACATAGAATTATAGATGGCGTAGAATATTATGGTAAGACAACCAATGGCCGTAAAATTAAAAGATGGACACATCCAGTAAAAGAATTAGAATCTATTTTATATTTGGCCAGTCACGTTAAACACCCTAGTACAATATGGGTAATGCAATCAGCGTATAACTATGTTTGGTTATACAAACATATGATGGCACTTAATTCACAGTTTAAATTAAGATATAATAAATCAGTTGACCATATGACAGTACAAAAACTAGGTTCAATATTAAAAAATCCACCAAAAAATATACCACTAAATAAAATAGGTACAGAACCACCTCCTGCTATGCCAGAAGAATGTAAAGTGCCAGGCAATTCAATAGAAAGTTATAGAAAATATTACATAATGAAAAAAAGACCTTTTGCTACTTGGCGTAGTCCTTCTGTAATGCCTGATTGGTATAAAAAAGGTAT